TCAAGGGGTTTGGCTTCTTTTGGGGACATTTGGGGACATTGATAAGATTTCCATTGCTCTTTCTTGCTCTCTTTGTTTTTCTTCCTTGAGCATATGAGCATATACCCTTTGAGTAATCGAGACATTAGCATGTCCTAAGCGTGCGGAAACATAATTAATTGATATACCTCTATACAACAAATAAGAGGCGTGTGAGTGCCTTAAACCGTGTGTAGTGATAGGAGTTAGATTTAGTAGTTCAATAATTTCATCTAAGTTCCTTCGAATTGTATCTGAAGATACATTGAATATTCTATGTTCATGATATCCATAAGATTCAATTACATTGGCTAATTCTTTAGTTATTTTTATTGTCCGGATTGAGTGCTTATTTTTAGGAGGTGTTATCTTACTAGTGGCATGAGATAATGATTTGTTTATAACGATTGTTTGAAAAGCAGCGGAAACGTCTTTCGAATTAAGGGCAAGTATTTCGCCAATTCTCATTCCGGTTTCAAGGGCAACTAGAATAGCGCCGTTCACTAAATTATTTTGGTAATTTTGATAAAGATAATTTTGTAGTTTTTCAAACTCTGTAGCAGATAAAACATTAGCCTTTTTATCAACTCGGATACCATGTGGTTTTAATCTTGAATAAATGTCGGATTTAATATACTGTTCATATTTCGCTTCTTTCAATGATGCACGGATCTTAATTACTAAATTTGCAACAGATCCTTGCTTTTTCTTTTTTCCAATTTTGTCCAATGTAGATTGAAGCAATGGATATGTTAATTCGGCTAAAGTAGTATTTCCAAAATATTTTAAAATTACGTTGTAATCACTTTTATAAGCAGCGTAAGTAGATTCTCTAACTTCGCTCTTCTTATAATTTTCCATCCACATCTTAAACCAATCTGCAAAGGTCATTGAAGAGGCAATAATTTTTTTGTTTTGAAATTTATCGGCTTCCATAATGGTAGCCCACTCAGTCGCTTCCTTTTTGGTGGGGAAGGTCTTTGAAACCTTTCTACGTACGCCGTTATCCATTACTGATACAACAGCTCTATATTTCTTTCCACGTTTTTCAAATGACGCCATAACGCGAACCTCCGTTCTCTTTTCTGGAGGCAGTCCAACATGCTAAAATAGACAAACGAAGAGGGGCTGCCCCTCGAGTAGTTCAGTTGATTGAGTCGTATCCAATTTCTTGGCGGGAAGGGGATACGGCTTTTTTATTTATTGTTGTTTGTTTAACTCGTTTTGCATTTGAATTTCTCCGGAACTTTTCATGCCGCGCGGAGTTGAATCTAGAGCTTCTTTTTCGGACATGCCGTCATGTTGCATCTTATAAGCTGCCGGTGACATGCCATGTTCATTTACAAAATCAGTCAATGATTGATTAGGATTGAATGAAGCAGCAACTTGATTCTGCTTTTGACTATTGGCAGTTGCAGAACTTTGGGCAGCACTAGGTTTGCTTTTCTGTGAAGTACTTGCTTGAGCTGCTTGTGATGACGCACTTGATGCATTCGATGAACTAGATGAAGTAGATGCACCTAGTCCTTTAACTGAGATAACTTTCTTACCAATAGTCTTAAATTCTGGGTTTTGGAATGTAACAGTAACATCATTGTCATTAACCAGAGTAAACATAATAGCTGCGTGCGTAGTTTTGCCTGCTAATAATTTGTCTTGTAGACCGTCATTATATTTTTGCAGTGGATCATTGCCGTTGTCATCGTATGCATTCATTCCTACACTTAAATTCTTATCAGCTGTGCCTGTTTTTTGGTAGGCGTGAACAACCATGTAGATATTAGACGGGTCTTGTTCTTTTTTAGAGTTGTTAGTTATATCGCAATACATGACCAACACTTTTTTACCTTCGGTAGCAGAATCACGGATTTCAGTTTTAGTAAATTTATAAGTTTCAATCCCCGCATCAAAAATATTATTTTTGTACGTCCATTTACGCTTAGATGGGTCAGTCTTTTTTGATGTGGCTTTTTCCACTTTTGATGAGCTGCTAGAATGATTAGTAGCCACATCCGAGTTCTTGTTCCCACAAGCGGCTAATATAATTGATGATATAAGTACTACTCCCAATGTTAGTGATTTTTTCATTTTCTGAAACTCCTCCTAAAAATATGTTCAGCTTTTAATGTCAATTATTTTTTTTAGACGTTGGGGTTAATTAATTACAACATGATCATCCATAATTATTGTTGTCTTTTTGCCTATGAATGATTTACTAGTTCCAGATTTAACCGAACTTTCTGTAACTTCTCCGTGGCCGTTTAATAACCCGTATACTGTAATTTTGTCTCCAATATGTATAGTACCGTTGACTTCACGTCTTGATGGTGAAGCAAAAAATAATTGATCAGAAGTAGGGACCGAAATAAGTAATTGATATAAATCTTTATTAATTATACCTACACTAACAACGGTTCCAGTAACTGAAACGTCTATTCCGTTATCTATAATTGTTTCATCGCTTGCTTTTGATAGGTTGGTTAAATCCAACTTTTGATTTACAGGTGTGTACCCTTTGTATATTTTAGGTTTATTTGCTTTTGTGGATTTATCAGTTTTACTAGATGATTTTGCTTTATGATCCCTTTGTTTATCTGTTGAAGATTGATGTTCTTTTTTACTTGAAGAGGCTATTTCTGTTTTTGAAGAAGTACCAGTTGTGGTTGTATTATTTCGATCAGAAACTCCATAGCCTAAAAAAGAAATGATAGCAATAGCTATTGATATATTTCTGTATTTTTTATCCGGCTTTTTCTTAATAAAATACCAAATAGCAATCAGAGCCAGTATCAAAAGTAATGTAAAAAAATTGTTCATAAATTAATCCTCCCAAATACACAGCTTTTAACGACAATCAGGTTTGTTGGTCGATAATATTATTTTATTAATTCTTTAAGATTCTTTTTGGCTTCGTATGTAGCCCACCCCTCAGCAACTAGTGCTTTTCTATGATTAATTTTAGATAAATCACCTGAGTCGTTTTCAAAGTGGGCTGTTTCGTGCAGAGCAGTCTTTAACCAGTCGATGTAATCATGCAATGTGTTGATGTAGACATCGTTACCCTCGATATGACCATGATAAGAAGGACTATCAACCTCAATCCCCCAAAACTTTAATTCGGGATGTCTATCTTCGATCATTTCTAATTCTGTTCTAGCCATAAAATCACGTCCTACTATAATCTTCTTCTGAATTTCATTGCTTCTTTAACCATGTTAATAATGGCCTCTCGCTCTTCATCAGAAACATCAGGGTCGATAGAGTAGGCTATTAATTTTTGATTTTCGGTCATATCAGAGCTATCCAAGTTAGGATCGTCAGTTCTACCTAGTAAGTAATCAGTAGACACTTTAAAATAGTCGGCAATTTCCTTTAATTTTTTTGCGCTTGGATTACTTCGTTTAAGACGATAGAGCGTATTTTGCGAATATCCAAGTTCGTTTTCAACATCATTTATAGACTTGCCTTGTTTTTGGGCAAGTTCTTTAATTCTCTCAAATACTATCATGACGGCATTTATCTCCATTCTAAAGAAATACATTAAAATAAATGTATAAAAACAGTTGACATTTTTATGCAAATAGTTTAAAGTATTCCTTGTAAGCTAATCAGTAAGCAAAACAGTAATCTAATTTGTAGCTAAACGAATCACGGTTTCACGTTCCCCAACGCAACAAGTACCGCGGTGTCGCTTATTTGCTATACATTGATATTAAAACATTTGCATAAAATAAGCAATACATTTTAAATAAAAAGTTTACTAATCTGCTTACCAAAATGTTTTAGGAGGTGTAAATATGCCGGAAACGTTAAATGGACGTGAATTGGTTAAAAAGTATCTTGAAGAAAATGACATTGAGAGAGAAAGCATGGCAAAGGTGTTTGGGATTTCAAAGCAATATCTCGGCGAAGTTTTGAACGGCCGAAAGACTGGTAAGAAGCCTAATGAGCTGATTTTAAAAATCATCCAAGAATTTGGAATCTAGGAGGAAAGGTTATGCAGAACTTCACGACATTGATAACAGGAGCAACTTTGATAATTAATACAGCTAATTTGATCTTAATTTTGAAGATGTATCACAAGTAGGAGGAAACAAAATGAACGATTTAGTAATTATGAAAGACCAACAAGCAGTAACAACTAGCTTACAAGTAGCAGAAGTTTTCGGAAAACGACACGACAATATTTTAAGAGATATCGAAAATCTAAAAAAAGATATCCTCAATTTTGAGGAGATGTTTTCGGAAGGTACAGAACCAGATTTATACGGACGTGACCGTCGAATTTATTTCATGAATAGAGATGGATTCACATTATTAGCGATGGGATTCACCGGTAAAAAGGCATTGAAATTCAAAATTAAATACATTGAAGCTTTCAACCAGATGGAAGAAACCATTAAGGCAGAACGTATCCAATTACCAAAAACACCAATGGAAGTATTGAGATTGATGTTTGAAGCCACAGAAGAGACCAATAAGAAAGTAGACCGAATCGACAGCGACGTTGATTACTTAAAGAATAACCAGCGACTAGATCCAACGGAATATGCATATATTTCAAAACGAATTAGTAGAAAGGTCTATGAATACATTGATATGCACGGCTTGGCTCTATCAGCTCCACAACGTAGCAAACTGTACAAAGATATCAACCGAGGAATTAATGAGGTCACAGGCGTTAAGACACGTTCGCAACTTCGTCAAAAGGACTTTGATAAAGCCAATGAATTCATCAATAACTGGCAACCATCTACCGCAACGGTACAAATCATTAAAGAGATGAGTAAAGTGCCAGCGGGGCAAACAACGTTAGGAGAGTAGTTATGAGAGACGCAAAGTCATGCAACAGTATCAAAAAAGGTGGAGCAACTAGATAGGAGGTGATAAAGATGGCGGACAAGGAACGTTTGAGCGACGATAAGTTTCCGTTGCTCATGGATCGAAAAACGGTTGCTGAATATCTAGGATTTTCAGTGGCAACGGTAGACAAGGCAGTTGAATACGGTGGGCTAGACGAGGCTGTAATTAGTCCGTCTTATCTCAATCGAACATATTACATTAAGCCGAAAGTAAACAAATGGGTGGAGGGATTGTAATGAGAATCGCAATAGCAGTGTTGGTAATAGCAGGGATGTTCTACATGTTTGGTCGTTTTGGATTTAATTCATTTTTCGAGTAAGGAGGTGAGAAATAATGAAGTTAGTACGAGTTGATCATAGCAAGTACATCAACACAGATAGGATTAATGCAGTGGTTGAATACAATCCAAATGAAACACATGTTTTTACTGGTGATAGCTACGAACCTTTTGTTTTTAATCAACCAATTAAAAAAGTACTCGACGCTATTTGCGGTAGCGAGGAGCACTCGGTTGAATACGAAGATGCTGAAAACTATAGACGAGATAATAATTAGAGCATCTTCATTGGTAACGACAATACTGGAGCAAAGAAATAAATTTAACAATTGGAGTATAACACATGAACAATCAGCAGTTAAGCGCAAGCTTAGAAAGAGCTTGGGAAACAGAACGTGAAAACAAAGAAACCGAAGCTTTATTTGAAAGGGATGAACCTAATGAAGATTGACGAATTAGAAGCTAAACGAAGCAAGTTAGATCGTAAATTGCGCAAATTAAAGCACGATAAAGAAGGGATCAACATTCAAATTGACGAACTTCGCGACCAGATTAGCACGGTGGAGCAAGAGGAACTTAACTTATTTCAGGGTAGAGAACTACAAACCGCTACTTGGCGCTATGTTCGAACCGAAAGCAATCCTAGCAAACCAACATGGTGGCAAGTCACGAAAGCAAACAATGCGAAGCCTAAAGAGATTGTGCAGTCACTTTCTGGAATTGATGAAGCGTTAGTAAAACAAGAGCCTAACTTATCAGCAATTAAACGCATGGTTGCCGAAGGTCGATTTGTTCCATCAAAAAACGGGCAACTAGTCGACACAGAAACTGGAGCGCTAATCCCTTATGTAGCACGACAAAAACCAGACAAGTTATCAGTTAAGGCGGTGGACTAAATGACAACGACTAAAGCAGAACCAAAAGAAGAGGTTAAACCTAAAACATTGTACCAAAAACTACAGACAATCCATGCTAGCGCAAAGTATGTGCAGAAATCGCAACGTTCAACGCAATACAGCTATGCCGGGTCATCGGACGTATTGGGACAGATCCACGAATTAATGGATCAAGAAGGCGTGCTGCTGATTCCTCGAATTACGAGCAAAAATGTAATGACGAGTTCGAACAAGAAGGGCGCGGTGGTGTACTTTACCGAATTAATTATGACGATGACGTGGGTCAACACTGATAATCCCGAAGAAACAATTGAATGCCCATGGTATGCGCAAGGTGTTGATACCGCCGGTGAAAAGGGCGTCGGTAAGGCACTGACATACGGCGAAAAGTACTTCTTACTCAAGTTTTTCAACATCGCCACCGACGATATGGATCCCGATTCGTTTCAAAAAAATGTTGAAAGCAAAAAACAACCTGACCCAATTTCTAGCGAACAAAACGAAACACTAACGGCATTATTCAAGACAATGGCGACTGCCACTGGTAAGCCAGAGACCGTAGTTAAATCGGCGTATCTAAGTAAGGCGCACGTTGCCCATATCAATGACTTAAATTACGAGACAGCTAACCAGATGATCGTACTTGTAACCAAGCAACTGGACCACGTCAGCAAAATACAGGAGGGACACCATGATTAATCGAACAATACTAATAGGACGTTTAACTAAAGATGTTGAGCTTCGCCACACAGCTAAAGGTGATGCGGTAGCTAGTTTTACCGTGGCAGTTAACCGACAGTTTACCAACTCACAGGGTGAACGTGAAGCAGATTTCATTAACTGCGTAATGTGGCGTAAGGCAGCAGAAAACTTCGCTAAGTATACACAAAAAGGTTCGTTGGTAGGTATTGAAGGGCGGATTCAGACCCGTTCATACGAAAACCAACAAGGACAACGAGTTTATGTAACTGAGGTTGTAGCGGATAACTTCTCGTTGTTAGATTCGAAGCCAAAAGGCAACCAGCAAAATAACGCACGGCAAGCATCAACGCCAGGAGATCCATTCGCTAATGGCGGGCAGTCAATTGATATTGGTGACGATAGTTTGCCTTTCTAAGGTGATGTAAATGCAAAGAGCTAGAGCGGAACAACGAGGCAGAGATTTGATAATTCATCTTGATATACCACTGAATCAAGATCATTTAGAGACAGTCAGTGGCAGTCAAGGCGAGTTCTACGTTGATTTCGAGGTAGCAGACCCGCGGAAAGCACGAGTACAACAGCGACGGTTATTTTTCGCCCTACTCCATGATATTGAAACGTATTTCGTAGTGCCGAGTGAATTTTTAAAATCGATGTTCTATACCCAGTACGAGTTTTATACCGCAGGTAAGTCTATTAGCTTATCAGACACCACAGAATCGTCTGTGAGCGATGCTAACACATTACTAGACCTAGTTATCGATTTCATGTTCGAGTGGCATGTGCCGTTTAAGAAAGGCTATGAGCTACTTCCACGCGAAGAGCATTATTTCATTTATCAATGCTGTAGACATCGGGTCTGTCTGATTTGTGGGGAACACGCTGACATTCACCACGTCGACGTGGTCGGGCGAACGAACCGAAACAAGGTTGACCATTCAAAACGGCATGTACTACCGCTTTGCAGAGTGCATCATGGTGAAATCGAAAGCATTACGCCAGCTAAGTTTGCCGCTAAATATCACGTGCCAGTTGATGGCATCAAGTTAAGTGTCGAAGATTTGAAACGATTAGGAATTAAAGGAAACTATAGGGGTGAGCAAAATGAACAATTTACTAATCAGTGAGCCACCACTGCAGGTATTACCGTCGTTGGCGGTTGAACTAGATAACGTTGATAAGGCAATCATGCTACAGCAGATACATTATTGGTGTAGTAAATCTAACAAAGTTAAAGACGGCTATAGATGGGTCTATAACAGTGTCTCTAACTGGCATGAACAGTTTCCGTGGATTTCGGAAAAAACTATCCAACGCTATTTAAAAGATTTAGAAAGAAAAGGTTTGCTAATTACTGGAGTGTATAACAAAGCTGTTTTCGATAAGACCAAATGGTACAGAATTAATTACGAAGCGTTGGACAATTTGGGAAAACCAAAGGGACTGGCAGTCCCTACGAGTGGGACTGAGAGTCCCCTTCTGAATGGGACTGAGAGTCCCAACCAATACCATAGACTACCAGAGACTACTACAGAGACTAACAATAATATGTCGGACAATAAGTCCGACCAGAAAGAAAAAGTTGATTATGGGAAGTTTATTGAATGGTTCAATCAGAAGACTGGTAAGAGATTTAAAAACGTTGAATCCAATCGAAAAATCATAAGGGCAAGAATCAATGAAGGATATTCCAAATCTGAATTGGCCAAAGTTGTTGAGTTCAAAAGCAAACAATGGAAAGACGATCCAAAGATGAATCCATACCTAAGAATCACAACGATATTTGCACCAAGTCATTTTGGTAATTATCTTAACGAAGCAAATGGATATTCGAAGAGTAGCAACATTTCAACTACAACTACTAGCGATGGTCAACGTGCAGGTAAAAGCATTGAAGAGATTGAAGCCGAAAGGGCTAATCACTTAAAAAAAATCGAAGAACGAGCAAGGGAGAAATTAAATGAACACTGATATTGAACGGGGAGTAATTGGCTCCCTCCTGAACCACCCGGAAAAGGTGGGAGCCGTTGCACTTAATGAAGAATGGTTCGGTTACGAAGACTACCGACTAATCTATAAAGCAATCAAAGAGACAACCGGCCACGACATATTAGATGTTTATGGTAAGTACAATCAATTGACTAAAAAAGCCATGGACTTTCGGACATTTAAGCAGATTGTGGACGAAGCACCAGCAGTTAGCCAACTTAACAATGACATTAGTTTAATGAGGAAGTTAGCTTACAAACGTGAACTAAGCTCAGCTATTAAAGATTACCAAGCTAATCCATTTTCGGAAAATGAAGAAAAAATCCGGGAGATTTTAGCTAAGAATCAAACGCTAGAAGCTACAGACGACGGAAAACTTGATGAAGCAGCTGCCGAGTTAGCAGACGCCTTAACTCATCCCAAACCACGCGGAATTAAGACGTTTACGCAACTTGATAAGTCACTTGGTGGAGGACTCTACGGCTCAATGCTGTTAACGATTGGTGCTAGACCTTCTACAGGTAAAACAGCGTTCTCTGTAAACCTAGCTTATCAAGCTATGAAAAATGACAAAGAAGTTGAAGTCGATTTCTTCACGCTTGAAATGAATAAACAGGAAATGCTTAATCGTTTCGTGTCTCGAATGACCGGGGTTTCAAGCAGTACATTGCGATCCAACGCAGACAAACTAAATGGCATCCTTAAAAAGTTGGTTAACCAGTCTACAAGTCAATTATTAGCGTCTAAATTGCGCGTATACGACGGTTTAGAAACGTTAGGTGAAATAGTCCAGACGATTCGAAAAAACGCGTCTAGGGCAAAGCAAGGCAAGTATATGGCAATTATTGATTACATTGGGCTAGTCAAAGTTCCAAACGTTAAAGAACGCTACATCGAGGTTGGCGAGGTAACACGAGAGCTTAAGCGACTAACTAACGAGTTCAACATCCCAATCGTAGCCCTATCCCAATTATCTCGTGGAATTGAAAATCGGAACGATAAGACACCAGTGCTATCCGACTTACGAGAATCGGGAAGTATTGAACAAGATTCTAACGTAGTCGCATTCCTTCATCGACCAGAATCAGTCAACGATGATCACGTTGTGCAGTTATCCATTCGTAAAAACCGTGAAGGAGAGCTAGCGGATATTAACTTTACCTTTATTGGCGAAGAGATGACTTTCAAAGAGGTGGCAATCTAGTGGCTTACATGGACTACCGCGAGTATCAAGCGATTATGAAAGAGAACGGCTATAAAGAATCTAAAGCGGTCAAGCTGTTTCTAAAACGAGCGGCAGCATTCAATAAGCGGAAGAAGATTCTGATGAGACGAGAAGAAGCCGACTGTGGTAACAGAATTTTGAATCAATATATCAACCAAACCGAAGAACAACGCTGGAAGGCTGTGTGGGATGCTATTGATTGTGCCGAGGTTGAAAAGCGTCAAGGCTTTATGTTTTTTGAAGACGGCGGAGGAGACAAGTTTATGGATGTAATGATTACTCAATATAAGGGCGATTTAAGCCGTATGACGGCAGTTGAGAAGGCTACCTATAAATACTACGAGTTATTAGATGAAATGGCTAAGAGAGCACGAGAGGGGGCTTTAGCGAGTTGATAAGAATAGAAGTACCGGGGGAGCCAGTCCCACAAGGACGACCTAGATTTAGTGGACGTGGGGGATTCGTCCGAAGCTATGACCCGCCCAAGTCGAGAGAATACAAGAAAAAAGTGGCTGCGGCGGTTAAGAATCAGTATCACGGTGACCCGGTAGATTACGCAGTGCACGTGCAACTTTCAATTTACCGACCGATTCAGAAAAGCCTATCAAAAAAAGAACGTGAAATGAGGCTCTTAGGCTTCCATAGACCCGTTGTTAAAGGTGACATAGATAATTACTTTAAAGCAGTAACGGACGCCTGTACGGGGCTCCTATGGGTCGATGACGCGCAAATAGTTAGCACTAAAACTAACAAGTATTACTCAGAAGATCCGCATGTTGAAATGTTGGTCATGCCAGCAGATTTAGATTTGGAGGAAAAATAATGAAAGATAACAGTTTTGAATTTTCAGCAAACATGAAGAAGGTAACTCTAGATAAAAATGGAGCACAAGTTTTATTGACTGTAGAAGATACTGATTTTCTTGAAGTAGCAAATCAATTAAGTAATACCGCAGGTGACGATGTGTTAGTTAAGATTACGCCTAAGCAAATGGGATTAAATACAGACGAGCCACAAGAAGCAGAAGGACAAAAGGAGTTGTTAGACTAATGTGGCAATTAATCGGAGTCAACAGCAAAGAGGTTTATGGAGAAAGCGAACATAAGTCAGACCTACATAAGTGGATGCTTAAGACCTACACAAAATATGAGGATGATCGTAAGGATAGCGTTTACATGGACATGCCTGAACCGATGCGTTATGTGAAGGTTGGTGCACCTGTTAAGCAAGCCGATATTGAACAAGAGCTATTGGATTGTGGCGACTACGAAGGTTTTCGTAAAGCTCGTGGATTGAGCATCTCAAAAATTAAAAAGCGTAAGTACATTGGTGAGGTTAGCGTGATGAAGCACAAGATGAAGGTAGCCCGGCAGAGCCTGCTTCCAGAAATGCTTGACACAAGCCTTAGTTATGCTGACATTGCATGGAAACTAGGCGTTGAAGTTCAGACAATCTATTCAGACCTAAGGGAACTCGGAATTAAAATCGACAAAAGCAAAAGCAAAAATACGCCGAAAAAATGGACTAAAAAGGAAGACGCGCTTCTAATTGCCGAAAGAAACAAGGGCACAAAGTTTGATGAAATTGCCGAAAAATTAGGCATGAAAAGATCTAACGTTACCAGTCACTGGTACAAGCTATGTAAAAAGAAGGTGTCCGCAAGCGATTAAGCTAGTAATTGAAATGGAGGTTGAGGAGTTATGACGGCAGAGGAAATTGTTAGAGAAATCTATGGCAATGACTATACGATTGATGGTTTAAAACGCATTGAAAAAGCAGTAGTCGACGAACAGGAACATTGGCGAAAAAAGCAATTTGAAAAGGAGATTGAAAAAGATGTATTTGATTAAGCTCACAGGAACTAATAGATATTATCGTAGGCTAGGAAATCAAGTCCACCAATATGTGGGTATTGAAGATGCCACGGTATTTAGAAAATGGAAGCAAGCAAAACAGAAAGCGGACATCTTACACGCTGCGATTAGTCCGATCGGTGAGCAGGTTAACTTCGAAGTTGAACAGCACAAGTTCTACATATTGAAGAATAAGGACGATAAAGGCTACATGAACCAAGTGTCATGGACAGCACCGAAAGAAGAAGCCAAGCTGTTTGCTGAAAAAGAAGCGGCGTTAAAAGAAGCCAAAGAGATTGCGGTTGGTATGGCTAAGGTAGGCATCGACATTGAATTTGAACCGGAGGAAATCTAATTATGTTCATGTTGTGGTATTTCTCATGTGTATTTTGGCTGTTGCCGGCAACATTAATCGGGCATGTGGTGCATAGTGGGCTGATTGGCGTAGCAATCTTTATAGCAGCGATCATTTCACAAACTTGGATTAGCGGGATTGCTTATTTGATTAAAGGAGGAAATTAATAATGAATATCAAAACATTTAAAAAAGGAATCGAGCGGAATTATCTACGTTCAAAGAGAATGCTCAGACTCAACCCACACGACGACTTTTCAAAGGGATTCTCTGAAGCTTTAGAAGGCGTACAAGGTATGTATCCATTGTTAAATGAGTCTGGAAAGGTAAAAATCCCAGAATATGTAGCAAAGTATTTAGAATGGATGCGGGATGTTAATCAATTTAATGATCCCTATATTATTTTAAACTCAATCATGAGCGGTATGTGCGCAGAGACTGATGTGGAGAAAGAAGGTAGCCAAACGGCTCATTGGTTAGAGGATAGGCCTAAGAACATCAAAACATTTGTTGAAGCTTGTACCAATGGATACGAGGTTAAGAAAGATCCTAAATATCGAGTTAGGGTAAAGGGAATAGGACCGGGTAAAAAGAATGTCCTTCGATGTCGTATGTGCACTAAATCGTTTGAGCTGGCCGGACCAACCGGAACGAACGGTTTTAAGACAGAATTCACTAAAAAGTGGCTAAAAGATAACTGGCCAGAATACGAATCCTATCATAACGCTGGATTGCTTGAGTTCGAGGGGGTAGAAGACTAATGAAAGTTAGAGAATTATACAACAATTCCGTAAATTGTGAGAAGAGTCTAACAGACCAAATTAATGAATTCATTGAAGATAAAAAGGTAATTGATATTAAGTACACTGTGAACGGATATGATCCCTTAGATTTTCCTTTTGTTTCTGCATTAGTTATGTATGAGGATGAAACGGTAAAAAGGGAAAAAGTACAGTTGTCAAAACATGTAGCAGACTGGTTAGATTACTGTAAATCATCATCTCGTTCCTTACAATATGCTATTGATCACGTAACAGCATATAAGGAAAACAATCCGGTGGCTGCGGCTTATTTAGCAAGGGGAGACGAACATTTATTAACGTTTGTGCGTGCTTGGTTTGAAGGTTTTACGATTGAAAATAATAAAGAGAATGGTGTTTGTGACCAAAAGCCAGCAGAAAACCAGTAGAAAAACGGAGGAATAGTAAATGACTGAAATAAATCCGATTACAAAATTAAATGAATTTTCAAAATATGAAATCCCCAAAAGCCGTATGACTGTGGGATTACAAAACAAATATAGATTTCCTAATGATTATGGTGCAAGCCTGATATACGCTCCGGGTAGTTATGGTTTGGATTTAGCTGTGTTAGATTTTAGTGTTAACCCAGAGGGCGATTTAGAATACGGTACACCAATTACTAACGATGTACTTGGCCATTTGACCTGGGAAAAAGCTGTGGAAGCCCTAATTAAAATTAAAAGTCTACCAAGCAATAAAACGGAGGGCGAATAATGTTAAAAGAATACCGTAAAACAGCAACCATCAAGGCTGAACAGTTCGACGGCTCAAAAGAGATGATGGACAAATATCATCTAATAGAAAGAGTATGGTCAGCTGGTATTCATGAATATCTTATTGATACCAAGGAGGGCTTAATGGAACTATGGATCGGAGATTGGATTGCTACAGGCGTTGAGGGTGAGCATTGGGCCATTGCTGACGACATTTTCAGAAAGACGTACGAAGAGGTGGAATAAGTCGGTGTTAAAAGAGGTAATTAAGATATTTGTCTTAGTTGATTTAGCAGTAATCAATTTTGGAATAGCACCAGCGGCAGTTATTATTTATTGTGGAGAGCCTTGGTTTTCATTGTTTATGGCGCTGTGGTGGTTCCCTACCGTAATAATAGTGGCTAAATTAATTGCGGAACAATGGTAAGGGAAAGTAAGTGAGAAAGCAAAAATGAAAAATGCATATGTAGTTAAACTGGGGAATCTATATGTATATGAGGTCGGTAATGACTTGCTCGGTAATCCGTATTACAGAATGACAAGCATTGCAAGAGAAGCTTGCTACCTAGATTACAACAAGGCGAAAGAAACGGCAGAATCAATTGGTGGCAAGGTTTATAAAGTTGTTTTAGAGGAGGTCAAAAATGAAGGTAAGATATGTTTACGCTAATTTTGAAAACAAGGTAAAACGAATATTGGAAAGATGGACCCAATACTTATGTCAGTACCATAAGGGGGAAGCAAAGGACGTTGGGAACGGATTTTCGTCACGTATTGTCCTTGATGACCGTGGCTATAAAGTTATTTTCAAAAAAGAAAATGCAGTTGTTGATAGCTTGAGAATTAAATATTGCCCATTTTGTGGCAAAAAACTAGAGTAACGGGTAAATTAACATAGATGAATGATGTTAATAAAAAGAGCACTCCGCAGACGTGCCCTCGATCTAATAATCTCAACAACATTATTATAACAGGAGTGACGGGGCATGGCATTATTACCAGAATTAGATAGAGAACAGACCAAGTATAACGCAAGAAAAATATTGTCTAAATACCGTAAGTACAAAGCTTACATCAATGCTCCGGTTAACCCGAAAGTTACCGCCAGCTTTGGTGATGGGGCACCAAGTGCAACGGCACCAGCTCCAGAATATGTTGAGCAGAGAATGATTAATGCCGAAAAAGGCAAAGTGTTCTGTAAATGGGTAGATTGGGCAATCAACAGTTGCAGAAAGTATCATTACCGTGAATTACTTAAAATTGTCTATTGTGAAGGCTACGAGGAAGACCACGGCTACTACATGGACGTGTTAATGCAACGATTGCCTGACAGGTATTACAACATGTCATCGACCACTTATTTTAATTGGCATGAAGCGGCACTGTTAGATGTAGCTGAAAGGCTGGAGTGCCAAGCTTTTGTAAAATAAAAAAAGTGGAGTAAATCTGGAGTAAATTTGGAGTAAAACTTGAGTACTTTTGGAGTTAGTATCCGTTATATTGGTAGTATCGAAAGATGTAAGGCAGATGGTTCGGCGAACTTCCGTTTCAACAAATTCAATCAAGGAAAGGCATGTTACATTTGTCGCAGGGTTCGATTCCTTGCTGTCTTATTACTGGTGTATTTGACGTAGTTGGTAGCTACGGAAATATAAATACAAAGGAAGTCCAGTGATATATCGTTTTGGGATATATTAAAGGCTGGCATAAGTCCTACTCGGATGCCATCGGGGACAACTACCAGTGAGATGTGGCGGAATAAGGTAGACGCTATCCGAAGCTAAGGTTGAGAGAAGCCAAGAACATGTAGGAGAGTACAAAATCCAGTATATGTAAGGTGCAAATCCTTACCATCTCATAGTTATAACGCTAAGGTCACATAACTTAATTGTTGTGTGACTTTTTATTTTACTTAAAGGAGGTGTGGTGATATGTAATGAAACTAACAGCTAAACAAAAGAAGTTTGCAGACAATTATATCAAGACTGGCAATGCTACTCAATCGGCAATTGATGCTGGTTATAGCAAGAAGACAGCGCCAACGATTGCAAGTGAAAACCTAATAAAACCTAATATTAAAGCGTACATTGATAAAAAGATGCGAGAGATTGAATCAGACCGCATTATGGACGCACAGGAAGCTTTAGAGTTCCTTACTAATGTAGTTAGAGGGAAAGAACTTGAAACGAAGGTAGTCACCACACAGTATGATGTAAGCACAGTGAAGGTGCCTGCTGATGTTAAGACTAAGATTAGCGCTGCTAAGGAAATCCTTAAACGTTATCCTGATAACGACAAGCTACTTGAACAGCAGATTCGTAAGATCACCGCCGAAGCTGATATAGCCGAAGCACGGGCTAAGGAACTTGAACCAGAATCCGGTGCAGATGATAACGATGGGTTTATTAGAGCTTTGAAGAACAGTGCTAGAAACGTTTGGGGTGATGATAATGAAGCTTAAGACTAACGTGTTCCATTTCACTCAATTTTCGAAAAAGCAATTGCAAGTGTTGACCTGGTGGGTTAATCCTAGCACCAAGGATAATGAAGCCATAATTTGTGATGGCTCGGTTCGTGCGGGTAAGACGGTCATTATGTCGCTATCTTACGTCATGTGGGCGATGCATACGTTTGACGGTCAACAGTTAGGCATGGCGGGCAAAACCATTGGTTCGTTTAGACGTAATGTACTACGCCCATTAAAACAGATGCTCGCAGGCAGAGGATACAAAGTAATTGACCATCGTACTGATAACATGTTTGAAGTTGTCAAGAACGGTAAGGCCAATTACTTTTTTATTTTCGGTGGAAAAGACGAAGCTAGCCAAGACCTGGTACAAGGGTTGACTGCTGCAGGTTTCTTTTTTGACGAAGTGGCATTGATGCCACAATCATTTGTTAACCAAGCAACGGCTCGTGTGTCTGTGTCTGGTGGTAAATATTGGTTTAACATGAACCCGGAAGGCCCCTATCACTGGTTTAAAATGAATTGGATTGATGACCTAAAAGGTAAGCGGGCGTTGCGGATTCATTTCCGAATGGAGGACAACCCCTCGCTTAGCGAAGATGTTATCGACCGTTACAAGCGGAATTATTCAGGCGTGTTTTACCAACGCTACATCTTAGGCTTGTGGGTAATGTCCGAAGGCGTTATCTACGACAACTTTAATCGCGACACAATGGTCGTTGATAAGCCACCAGAACGGTGTACTAAATACTATGTGTCGATTGATTATGGTACCCAAAACCCTACAGTATTCTTGCTGTGGGGTTTTTATGATGGCGTTTGGTATTGTTTAAAAGAATATTACTATGACGGACGGCACAGCTCGCGTCAAAAAACCGATGACCAGTATGCCGATGACTTGGATAATTTTGTTGGTGAGTTAAATGCAAAGGTTATTATTGACCCTTCGGCAGCATCATTTATTGCCGTGTTAAGAAGCAGGCATTACCGTATTATCCGTGCTGATAATGACGTGCTGAATGGGATACGCGAGACGCAATCAGCGATGAACAATGGTCTGATTAAGTTTACGCCGAACTTGAAGAATGTCTTCAAAGAACTTGCTTCATACGTCTGGGACGAGAAAGCGTCGAACCGCGGTGAAGATAAGGTAGTCAAGGAACACGACCACGCCATGGACGCAATGCGGTACTTCGTCTACATGGTAATCAGACGCAAAGAAGTTAAAGTAATCAGAAACAATTACATTTAGGAGGTGATCGCAATTCAAAGCTTAAGTGAAGATGTGTATGTGACAGACAACAATTCATTGGTGTATCCAGCCGACAAAGAGCTAACTGGTGAAGCCGTTGAGAGCTTTATCATTCAGCATATGTACATTGCTAACCATTATAAGGAGCTACGCAAAGAGTACATCGGAGACCACGACATTCTGCATAAGGATACACACCGTGGCAATCGACCGGACAATCGGTTAGTTGGTAATATGGCGCACTATATTGTTGAAACATTCAATGGCTTTTTCATCGGTAATCCCCCAAAGATTACATTGGATGATGAAACTGACAACGCGAAATTGAAGCAATGGAATGACACTAACTCGCTACAAGACAAGCTATCAGAGATTAGCCGTCAGGTAGACATCTATGGTCGTTCGATTGCTTTTTTGTATCAGAATGAGGATAGCGAAACGTGTGTTCAGTATGCCAGCCCGATTTCAGCGTTCATTATCTACGATGACACGGTCGATATGAACCCGCTCGCATTCGTCAACTACTATTACATCAACAATGAACTGCACGGCACAGTTATCACCGACGAAGCTATCTATGACCTAACGGATTCGTTCAAGATGAAAGACGGCAAGGTTAATCCTTACAAGGCAGTACCTGCAGTTGAGTTCTTCCAGAATGAAGAACGGCAGGGCATCATTGACAACGTCGAAACGCTAATCAATGCGCTAGATAATACGTTAAGTCAGAAGGCTAACCAAAACGAATACTTCGACAACACATATATGTACGTGTTCGGGGCGGAGCTACCAGAAGATAAGGACGGTAAGCCGTTGTTTGATTTAGAAGGCAACCAAATTATCTATTCGGGTGATGCGGCTTCTGTTGATGCTAAGATTGGGTTTCTTGACAAGCCAGACGGCGACGCAATGCAAGAGCACCTACTCGACCGGCTAACCAATATGATCTATCAGATTAGTATGGTGGCAAATATGAACGATGAATCTTTTGCTGGCAACAGTTCGGGAGTAGCGCTGGAGTACAAGCTTTTACCTATGAAGAACTTGGCTATGAACAAGGAACGAAAGTTTACACAATCGTTACGCAAACTCTACAAGCTTATATTTAGCGCTGGCACAGTACTCCAAGAAAGTAAAGCGGATGAGTGGCAGAACCTTAGTTTTCAATTTAACCGCAATCTACCAGTTAACATGGCGGATGCGGCTAATACAGCGAAGTCACTTGAGGGCATTGTAAGTAAGGAAACACAGCTCTCTACATTGCCGTTCGTTGATGATGCTAAGGACGAGATTACACGGATGCAAAAGGAACAGGCGGAGAATATCAAGAATTCGCTGGACGCAACCAGTAATCTAACCGACCAACAGAAAGCTGGTGTAGGTAATGAGCCAGAAACAACTGAACAAGAAGACTAGGCAATACTGGCAGAAGCGCGAGGCAGAGGAACGCAAGTGGATTGAATCCAACATCAAAACTGATAAAGACTTCGATAGGTTTCTCCAGGAGCATTACGACACGTTGCTAGATGGCATTAACAAGGACATCAGCGAGCAGTACACCCGGTATGCTAAGCGGGAAGGCTACACGCTTGCCGAAGCGCGGAAGAAAGTTGCTCAAGAAGATGTTAAGGCATTTTCTAACCAAGCCAAGAAGCTGGTAGCAAAAGCGAGAGATATCTTCAAAAGGAAAGGCAAAGTGGAATATGCCGACTTTTCAGACGAAGTCAACACTCGATTACGCTTGTACAATGCTACAATGCGCATTAATCGTTTAGAGATGCTCAAAGCCCAGATAGGTTTAGAAATGATTGACACTAACATGGATATTTACAGTGCAATGACTGACCGACTTAACGATGAGTATGTAGACGAGTTAAAACGGCAGGCTGGTATCTTATCCGATTCAGCTGGAGCAGTTAAAGTGGCTGAAACGTCTAGCATTGTAATGGCGTCTACAGGTAATGCTAATTTTAGTGAACGTTTATGGGCTAATAGCGACATTTTTAAAGCTAAATTAGACCAACTGCTAACTAAACAGATGGTACAAGGATTGAATCCTAAGGTGATTGCCAGAGATTTGAAGCCTTATCTCAAAGCAGAGGTCAACAACGCCAGATACGTAACCGAACGACTAGCACGGACTGAATCAGCTAGGGTACAGACACAGGCACAGTTACGAAGCTTTAAGAAGTACCATATCAAGTCGTGCAAATGGCATGCAGAACCGTCTGCTTGTAAAGTGTGCCGTGAGATTGCTTCTACTGATGAAGGTGTCTATTCGACTGATGATGTACCAGATTTACCAGCACACCCTAATTGCAGATGTAGTATTTCAGCGTGGCATGACAAAGAATAGGAGAATGCAATATGGATTTTAAAGATTTTTTGTCGATGGATAATGTTGAAAAAATTAAGCTTATTAGAAGCTATATTAGACAAGCTGGTTTTGAAAATCCTGACCAATATATTGGCGTATGTGTGGCAGTGATAGATCAATTTAACGAATGCAAATCTGATAATGAGATTCAAAAGAGAATTTCAGAAATTACAAGAGAGACATGGGGACGTGTGCGATGACTAATCACGGTCACCGCTATTTTTATGCTCTTTTTCCTGTTTGCAGAGCTAAAAGAACAACTGAGTAGCCTCCCAAGGCTTTAAATGCGAGCAAAGGAGAAATTGTTATGGAACTAGAAGAAAAATTACCAATGAACTTACAATTCTTCGCTGAACAATCAGATGATAGTGGCGATGCTACTAATGATAATCTTGACCCTAGTACAGATACCGAAGCTAGCTCGGAAGATGTTCAAGGACAACAAGAGGAAAACGAAGAAGAAAATGGCAAAAACGAGAATATTGATGGCGATAAAACCGTTGATAAGCTCAAGAAGCGTCTAGATTCTAAAACAGCTGAAAACCATGACTTGAAACAGAAGTATGAGGAACAATCTCAACTACTTGATGATTTAAAGTCCGGACGAAAATCAATTAAGGAGCTCGCTTCCGACGATAAAAAGTCAAAGGAAGAAACCGAAAAGGATAATGAGATTGCTAAGTTAAAAGCTGAAATTGCTCGTACTAAAGCTATTAATGAAACTAATGCAGTCTTTAAAGACCAAGGCTTAGTAGTGAGTGATGACGTCCTTAACATGGTTGTAGGCAATGGTACTGATAATGACGCTATTTACGAAAACGTAAAGGCGTTGACAGGCTTGATTAATAACATTAAGGAAGATACTAGAAAAGAGTTTATGAAAGGATCGACACCACGAATCAGTGGCAAGAAATCAGCTAAGGTTTCGACAAAAGATTTTGATCAAATGACATTGGCTGAAAAGGTTCAACTCCTTGCAAACGATCCCGACAAGTTTAATAAATTAACAGGAGGAATTAAATAATGGCAGATACAGCCCCAACAAAAATTGCAGATTTAACAAACCCAGAGGTATTAGCACCGATTGTGTCCTATGAATTACAGAAGGCACTTCGCTTTTCACCATTAGCAAATGTAGATACTACTCTACAAGGTCAACCAGGGACTACATTAAAGTTTCCTAAGTTTACCTACATTGGAGATGCACAAGATATTGGTGAAGGCGAAGCTATTCCGCTTGATAAATTAGGGACAGAAACGCAAGAAGCAACCATTAAGAAGGCTGCTAAAGGGACTTCTATTACTGATGAAGCAGTACTTTCAGGGTATGGAGACCCACTCGGTGAATCTACTCGTCAATTAGGCTTATCGCTTGCCAATAAGGTTGATGACGACGTATTGGCAGCTGCTAAGACAGCAACTCAAACAATCACGTTCGATCCAACGGTTGATGGCATTCAAGCCGCGCTTGATATCTTTGATGATGAAGATGACAAGGTAGTAGTGGCAATTATGAGCCCTAAGGATGCGGCTAAGGTTCGTAAAGATGCTATGACACAAAAGCTTGGTTCAGAAGTGGGCGCCAACCAATTAATCAACGGCACATACCTTGACGTATTAGGTGTTCAAATTGTGCGTTCTAAAAAGTTAAAAGAAGGCGAAGCAGTATTTATCAAGGTAGATCCAACTAAGCCAGCTCTCAAGTTAATCATGAAGCGTGGTGTGCAAGTTGAAACTGACCGAGACATTACTCGTAAGACAACCATCATGACCGCCGATGAGCATTACACAGCTTACGTTTACTACGATAAAAACCTTATCTACTCGGCCCCAAAAGCGTAAACCCACCTGCTAGTGGGATTACCGCTAGTCAAAAAACGTTGTCCGAAAAGGTGGGGGACGCTAAAGACATTACCATCACTAGTGATCCAGTAGACGCAAATGATGCTGACGCTGTAGTTAAAGCAACAACTGCTACATCAAGTGACGAAACCATTGCAACGGTCGCTAAGAAGAGTGATGGCACATTCACAATTACCGGCGTTAAGGCTGGTACAGCAACCATCACGTTTACGAGCGGTGAATTTAAAGCAACAGTAGCTGTAACGATTACTGACGCCGCCTAGGAGGTTGTCAAATGGCTGAAACAGAAGATTTGAAGAATCTTAAAAAGCTACTGATGCTGAAGAAAGACGATGTTAGCAAAGATGAATTACTACAGTTAATCCTTGATAATACGTCGGCATCATTAAAAATTAAGCTCCATAGGAAAGCAAGCGAGACTGTCCCCGATGAACTCAACTACATCTTGTTAGAAGTGGCTGTACGGCGTTTCAATCGCCTTAAAAATGAAGGAATGGCTAACTATTCCCAAGAAGGTGAATCAATCACATTTAACAGTGATGATTTCGACGATTTCAAAGATGACATCGTCGATTGGTTAGCTGATCAAGAAGATAAGCCTACATCGTTAGGTAAGGTTAGCTTCATTTCAGGCTATCAAGGGAAGTGATGAGATGCGATTCACGGACAGAGTTCAATTCTACAAATCAAATGACCATTACGATCCAAGTAATCCTAGCGGAGAGCCAGTTATGGTTGGTGAAGTAATTGCTAACGTCACACATCTAGGCGTTGACCGCTCACAACAATTATTTGGCGACATCGGCGTAGATAGGTTGGTCGTCCGTTTGGTAGAGCCGTTTAACAGCAACTGGGACTTGTTGACTGTCAATGATGGAGAAACGTACTACAAGCTCCAGACAGGAGTACATCCGCTTAAGATAATGGGTTATATCGTGGGGAAAACGCAGAATGAGTAACTATAATTTTTCAGTCAAAGGTCAAGACCTTTTAATTAGAAAATTGAAGCAAAAAGCTCAAAAAGGTGCAGTTAAAGCTATTGTTAAATCCCATACTGCAAACATGGAGAGCAAAGCTCAAGAATTGGCGCCAGTTGATACGGGTAATCTAAAACGTGGCATTAGTTCGCAATTGCTAAAAGGCGGAATGGCAGGAGCAGTTATTTCTTCTGCAGAATACTCAGGATACCAAGAATTTGGTACTCGTTTTATGGCTGCTCAACCATACATGGGTCCGGCTTGGCGAAAGGAACGGCCACTATTTTTAAGCGATTTGCATAATTTAGTAAGGTAGGTGGTTAATATCAGAAAATCACCAGCACAAGACGTCTACGATCGCTACTTCATGCTTTCCCGGAAAATGGGATACGACACATACGACTACTTGCCACCTGACAAGGTCAAATATCCGTTCGTCGTAATGAGTAGCGTCGAAGATAACAAAAATAACACCAAAACAGAATTGACTGGATCAATCGTGCTAACCATTGATTGTTGGGGCATACCGAAACAGCGTTTAACCATTACAGATATGGTTGAGCGCTTTTTTTATGCCTCTGTTGGTCATATCAATACAGAAAACTACTCGTATTACGGGCAAGCTCAACAACAATCAACCCGCACTTTGATTGACACCAGCGTACCTAATTCAACCTTATTGCATGGAATTGTAACGGTTGAACTACAGATTCAATAGAAAGGAAGGAAGAATAAATGCCAGAAACCAAAAATGATAGCGTGCTTAAGTTCTCCGGTGACGATGTTGTCGGTTACGTTCGTAAGCTATCCAATGCCAAAACGGAAGCAGCGCAGTTAATCCCTGGGCAAACTTCGTTTGAGATTGACTTCAAGCGAGATGCCGACACGGAAGACACAAAAGATGGAGGATTCCAAACTAGTTCTTCGTTGGAAACGGACGTGGAAATCGACTTCATTAATAACACTTCGAAGATTGCTGACCAACTAATTGATTCGATCATGAACAATGAAGTAATGGAAATCTGGGGTGTTAATCGGAAACGTAAAAACAAAGATGGTAAGTACTATGCGTGGTACATGCGCGGAGTAGTCTCCGAAGATGACAACTCTAATGATGCTGGTGATAAGTCTGAACGTGACGTATCGTTCGCAATCCAAGGAGTCCCACAACGGGGCTGGTTAACGTTGTCTGCTGACCAACAAGCTGAATTGGATTATATCTTCCGTGGTCTGGATCAGGTCACAGAAGGCGATGATGGCACTGAAAGTAACGGCGGAACTCCATGGGAAGATGCGGACGCTGGGACAAACGTACCAGACGCATCACCGTCAAAATAGAAGCCCCGGTGGGAGTTTCTAGTACACCCACTAATAGCGGGGCTATTGTAAACGCACTTTAAAAAGGAGGCCATATTATGGCAGATAGAACTAATCAACATTTGGTTATCTATGACAAGTCTGGTACTAAGAAATTTGAAGGCGAGGTTGGAGCAACAACGGTCGCAATCACAGGACTAGAAGCCGGTACAGCTGTTGCAGAAGGTGATTATCAGATTGCTTGGAGCGACGGTACTAACGAATCGGATAAGGTCGATGTGCCAGCGTTCACAGTTAATGCCGAAACTAAACCAGAAGTAGCAACCAATGTTACGGCTTCACCAACAGATGATGGGACAAAAGTTACAGCCGAGTAAACAAATTTAGTCGCCAATTAAATGAACAATACCTACGGGGGCGGCAATTAAAGGAGTAATAAGACATGGAAATTACAATTGGAAAGCAAAAACAAGAATTGAATTTTGGAGTACGTTTCGTAAATGAACTTGATAATGTAATCGGAGTTAAACGCGATGGAATTTCGTTGGGCTTTGGATTGACAAAGAGTATTCCAGCTTTACAAGCCTACGATACAGCAGTACTGGCTCAAGTCCTATACTGTGCGACCTTCCCTAATTCACCACGGGCAAGCCTCGAATCAATCTATGATTTTATTGATAATCCAGACACTGATATTGAAGGACTATTCAAAGAAGTTAACAAAGAACTTAAAAAGGCTAACGCAGTTAAGTTGGCATTAAAAAACATGAAAGCCTAGATGGCAAACGAAAAAGATCAAGCGATGAAGAATATCGCGAAATCATTCTATTTTCGTTAGCTTATCTAGGCTTTACTTCTATCCAAGAAATTGAGCGTATGACGATCAGCGAGTATTACTTGCGCTTAGAAGCTTACCAGCTTCGTAAAGTAGAAGAACGTACCAATTTAGCATTGCAAGCCTTTTTTAATCAGATGGTCCAAACACCTAAGAGTAAAAGCAATCCGCATCCGAAGTACGACCAACTCGATAAGTTATACGACGCTGAAGCTGAAATCAGTGAGATTAGACATCAATTCGAAGGGCTGCCTTCTAAACGAATTGAAAAGCAAGAACGTAGCCGCATGATTGCGGAGCGCTATGCCGCTTACCAAAAGATTAAGGAAAGGAGGAAGCAGAATGGCGGAAAGTTATAATGTAACGGCGATATTAAGCGCAATTGATAAAAATTTTAGTGCAACCATGGCAAAGGCCGCTGATCAGACTGCTTCCTTCTCGTCTAAGGTTGGCGCCGTTACTAGCGGGGTTGGTAAGTCAATGGCTGTTATTGGCGGGGCGACCACTGCTCTAGGTGTTAGCTCTGTTAAGTCCTTCGGTGACTTCCAAGCTTCCCTAAATAAGGCAGCTGTAACTGCTGGTGGAACGTCAAAAGACATTTCAGGATTAGCGGATGTTGCTAATAAGATGGGTGCTGATCTGCCTTTATCAGCGCAAGATTCAGCGGACGCCATGATTGAGATGGCTCAAGCAGGAGCGGATGTCGGACAGATTAAAGAGCAGTTCCCAGCCATTGCCGAAGCATCAACTGCGGCTGGTTCTGATTTAATCCAGACCGCGGGGGTTGTGCAGAATGCAATGAACATTTGGGGCGATAGCCTAGAATCGCCAAAGCAAGCCGCGGCGGCATTAACATTAACTGCGAATGCAAGTAATGCGTCAATCGAGGACATGCAACAAGCATTAGCAACGATTGGTGGTACTGCAAAAGCGTCTGACATGAGTTTGCAGACCACATCTACAGCCATTGGGTTATTAACTAACCGTGGTTATAGTGCGGCTCAAGCTTCTCAAGATTTGAACCATGCGATTCTGCAGATGCAGGCGCCAAGTAAGATTGCTAAGGCGGCTATGCAGAATTTGGGGATTAGCTTTACTGATGCCCAAGGAAATATGAAGCCATTCCCTACAATCCTTCAAGAAATTAGCAAGTCAATGGACGGGATGACATCGTCTGAAAAGCAAAAAAATCTTAAAGCAATGTTTGGTACTGCCGGAATGCAAGCAATTGGACCGTTACTTGATTCAATTAATGATAAATCAGGCTCTGTTACCAAGTCGTGGGACGGCATGTTTCAAGAAATTCAAAACGGATCTTATAGTGCCGCGGCGGCATCAAAAACTTTAAGTACGCAAGCATCAGAAATGCAGAAAAATGTTGGCTCTAAAATTGAGCAAATAGGCGGTAACTGGGAAGCTTTACGAAACAAGGCTATGGATAGCAAAAACGGCGTTGTCGGTGCCATGATTGACATGATCAATAATACTATTACGTGGGCGACAACTTCTAATTCATGGATTGCGAAAGTTATTCGTGGTTTTGTTGGACTATCTCCAGTCTTAGGACCTGCATTAGTTATTTTTGGAGGTTTGTTAATTGCGACAGTAAAAGTGGCATCGGCAGTCGGAAAGCTTGCTAAGGGCTTCTACTCGATAGGTAAGGCAGTAGTTGGCTTAGTCGCTAAGCTATTTGGCGTAGCAACCGGAAACACTGCTGTAGGTGCTACTTCCGAAGGTGCTGCTGTTGGTGAAAAAGCAGTTGGAAAGAATGCTGAAAAAAGTGCTGGACAGATGATCGCAATGGGATTCGCTGCACTTGAGATTGCGGCAGGATTCGCGTTGGTGATTGCTAGCCTGGCTGTGTTGGTACTTGCGATTGCGCAATTGGCTAAGCAAGGCATGGACGGCGTGGTTGCCTTAGTAGCGTTTGGCGCAACAGTCGCCGTGTTGGCTGGTGTTTTCGCTCTGCTCGGACCAGTGTTGACAGCTAACGCTGTGGGATTAATCGCGTTCGGTGCTGCGGTAGTAGCTGCAGGTGCCGGTGTTGCACTTTTTGGAGCCGGTATCCTTGCGATGGGAGCCGGGTTAGTCCTAGCTAGCAAAGGTGTCACGGCACTAGTTAATGCTTTTATCTTGCTTGGTAACAACATTGGACTAGTAATCCCAATGATGGGAGCTATCGGTGCTGGCATGAGTGCATTGTTAAGCGGGATCCTTAATGCGGTAATTACTAATGTACCATTAATTGGACAAGCATTTATCACATTAGGAGAAACAATCCTTAATGTGATCGTTACCCTGACACCTCAAATTATCCAAACTTTCATGACGCTATTAATGGCGTTAATTAATGCAATTGTGACGTACGCTCCGCAAATAACAGAGGCGTTTGCACAATTGATAATCGGAATCTTGAACACGATTACCACATACCTACCACAACTAATTACTGCAGGTTCCAATTTGATCGTTGCGTTTTTAAATGGAATTGCGCAAAATCTCCCTAACATAATAACGGCAGCAGTTAATGTAATTGTTGCTTTTATTAACGGGATCGCAAATAACTTAGGCAGGATTATCGATGCAGGTATTAATTTGCTGGCTAAGTTTATTTTAGGAATAGCTAATGCAATGCCTAGGCTTGCTAGTGTCGCTGTTCAAGCTGTTGAGAAATTCGTCTATGGTGTTGGTAATGCTCTAGGACAAGTACTTGCATCAGGAACCAAGCTTATTGGAATTTTCGTTAAAGGTATTTTGGATGGACTGACCGGGTCTAGAAATTCTGGTACTAAAAATGCCAACGCTGTTAAAGACGGAATTAGTGGCATTTCATTATTTGGTGCCGGTCAATCTATTATTAATGGTTTTCTGAATGGTATGAAATCCGCTTATGGTGCTGTACAGAGTTTCGTAAGTGGTATTGCCAGCTGGATTAAACAGCATAAAGGGCCAATTAGTTACGATAGACGGTTATTAATCCCTGCTGGTAAATCTATCATGCTTGGATTCAATGAAGGATTGATGAAGCAGTTCAGCAATGTACAGAGCAACGTTACTGCAATGGCAGGACAGGTAGCTGATAGCATGCAGTTTACGATGCCTTCGATTGATGCTTCAAACATGAACAATAGTCTCCGTAGAGTTCAGTCACTATCATCGAACACCTTTGGTGCCAACTTTAGTGGCACGGTTGCCTTACAGGATTCGACTGTAGGACAACAAAACAACTTGCTTTTGAGAAAAATAGCTAACAAGCAACAAGCTATCTATCTTGACGGTGATGCCCTAGTTGGTAGGACTTATACACGTACGGATTCGGCACTCGGTAATCATGCTGACTTAAACGAAAGGTGGGGGCGCTAATGCAATATCGGTTCAGAGACTTACAACCTACGCTTAGAGATACATTTAACGATATTCCAGAGGAAGGCTTTGCATTCGGTGATTTTGATAGCCGAAAAGCAGGGCTTTTTTTAGTCGAACGAACTGCGCCTACGCCAGAAGAAAAAGAGATCACCGAGAGTGTGCCATACATGCAAGGCGTCTACGATTTTTCAATGTATCAGAATGAACGGTTCTTTGAAAACCGTGAAATCACGTACAAGTTAGTTATCCCAATCGGGGTCTATCACGATCGAAAAGGCGTTGAGCAAGATATCAAGCGCCAACTAATGCCATTAGGACGGCAAGCGTTAATTGACACACACGAGGAAGTCTATTACTGGATTGGTAAGTGTAAGAGTGTGGAAGCTGACGACGATTCAGAGAAAGGATTATTGAACGTCACGGTAGTATTCGATTGCTATCCATTTGCGTTCACTAACAACCTCGAAGGTGCAGACGTTTGGGATGACGTCTATTTCGATCACTGGATTTGGCAACCCGTCAAATTTAATGTTAACGGAAAGCAAGATATCCAGTTAGAAAATATAGGATCGCATAAGGTGATGAGTAACTTTGAGGTGACTGGCAAAGTTACTATTAAAGGCTCGTTTGGCACGAAAACCCTCGACGAGAAGACCGATGAAAAGTCGTCGATCCCAATTCAAGTCGGAGTTAACAAAATCATACTTGATGGCAATGGAACAATATGGTTCAAATTTAGAAGGGAGGAACTGCTGTAATGTATAGAATTATTGCTTACAATGAGCCGACTGATACAGCGGGCTTTGTTATCCACGATCCCGCTGTTAACGAATCGGTTAGTGAAGGCAAGCTAAATCTTAAGCAGTCCGATGTTAACGATTTATCGCTAACCATCAATCAAGATAACCCTCTCTTCGGCAATGTGAGACCAATGCACACGCACGTTGAGGTCTACGACGATGATAAGCTTATCTTTCGGGGGCGAGCGTTAAAGCCTACGCGAGAGATGAAAGATTCCGGACAATTTCTGCAGACCTATGTGTTTGAAGACATTTCAAGCTACCTAATCGACAGCGTTCAGCGCTTTTTAGAAGTTAGAAACGCAACGCCTAAGCAATTTCTGGAGAAGGTTATTGAGGAGCACAATACTCAAGTACCGGCTTATAAGCAGTTCAATCTAAGAACTGTAACGGTTGATAATAGCAAGGATAACGCACTCCGAACAATTGACTATGCCACAACCCAAGAAACCATTAAGAAGCTACTAACGGATTCCGTTGGTGGCTTTTTGATTACTGAATATAAGGACGGTAAGAACTACCTGGATTACCTTAAGGCACCGGGCAAGGACCATAACAACGACACACCAATTCGCATTACCGAAAACATGCAATCGGCAAGCGTTACGATTGACCCGTCTAAGGTAATTACTAGATTGATTCCGCTAGGTGCACAGATCGAGACCCAGAACCCGGATAAAAAGAATGATGATAGTTCGGACGATGGGACTAAGTTAAGCGGTCCAATGCATGCTGTTAATGGTGACTGGGGGCCAGCGATTAAGTTTGCGGCACAATGTATGAACACTAAGGTGACCAACGCCCAAGTTGCTACTATCAAAAATGTTATTCAACATGAGTCCGGTGGTAGCGAGACAGTGGTTAATAACTGGGATTCTAACGCTGCAGCTGGGCACCCAAGCAAGGGACTACTGCAATTCATTGACACGACTTTTAAGGCGTACGCTATCGAAGGCTATACCGATATTCTCAAAGGCTTCCACCAACTGTTGGCGATGTTCAATGATTCCAATTGGGCTAGTGATGTCCATACTGGTGGATGGGGGCCCACCGGTAAGCGTCGTTATGATAAATTACCAGTTGAAATTGTTGCTAGCGGAGGTGGTAATTGGGGGTCTCCGTTCCCTTCTGTCGGACACGTAGCATTCGAAAGCGGACAACTTTTCGGCGTTCACCCTGGAGGAGAATTCCGACAAAATGGCTTCCATGACGGCTTAGACTTTGGGACGGCTAAGTATCCCGGCACCGACGTCCACGCCGTCCATGGCGGTAGAGTAACGCATAAGGGCTACATGGGTGGATTGGCATACTACTTCGTCACCCATTCCGATGATGGCTACAATGTGGTCTATCAGGAAGCATTCGGCAGTAGTAGCAACATCAAGGTTAAGATTGGAGATTACGTTAAGACTGGCCAAGTAGTCGGCAGACGGACAACCAATCACCTTCATGTTGGTGTGACAAAAAAGGACTTCAACTACGCAGTTGCACACTCGTTTACTAATAATGGTACATGGATTGACCCGGAGCCGTTAATTTTTGGATCAAAAAGGAGAATAATGTTGCGGGCTAAGCGGGTAGTTGCCGATTCGCCGTTAGCTAAGCAAGCACTTGACATTGAAGCTGGGGTAAAGCTGTTCGAAGCGGCAAAGTCTTCACATTTAAAATATGAGACCAACTACCTCCGCGCGGACATCTTGTCTAATCAAGCACACGGCGATTGTTCATCGTTTGTAAGTTATTTTCTAGAGCTGGCAGTACATGAAACTGATAGAACGCTCTACACAACCGACACGTTGCACGGATTTTTGAAAAAACATGGCTATGCACTGCATTACGAGGGCAACACTAAGACGCTCCCAGCATTGCAAACTGGCGATGTTTTTATTTTGGGCAAAAAAGGCGACAAACCAAGCCATACCGCAGTAATGAAAGACGCGGATACGTTATTAGAGTGCGCGCAAGGTTGGAGCAATGGTTATGACCAAGGTGGCGCCGACATGTTCGAGCACGGTAAATCGGGTGATGAGAATTTAGCTGCTTGGTGGAAACGGAATTCACAGGGGTGGAACGGTGAATGGTACTGGTATCTCTATCGTTTCGGCGGAAATATTCCAGAACAAGAATCGGGTGACCAAAAGGGTGGCACGATTAAGTCTGGCGTTCGTTACACCATTGCGCCAGTCAATGACGGGAAAGACTACCTTAATATTCCTGATTTTCAAAAAGAATTTGGAGTCATTAATGGTACTGTCACGTGGGATGACGTCAAGGACCCGAACGAGTTGCTAAGCAAGGCTAAGGCTTGGATTAATAATCAGAAAGCGTCGACGAATTCGTGGAACATCTCGGCACTAGAGTTGCCGGACTACGATCACTTTAAAGTCTACGACAGGTATTTATTCATCAACCCGTACGTAGCTGATACGCAGTTACTGACGGTTGTTAGTAAGGAGATTGACATTACCAATCCGTTCAAGTCCACACTAACAATTGGTGATAAGACGCCGAAGTTGACCGATTACCAGAATGAAAACCGGAACATTTCCAAAGTAGTTTCTAAGCTGGCAAGCACGGTGACAACTATCTCTGGTGATGTTTCGGCTATGCGTGGCGGTGCGGGTAACTCTAGCAGTCAATTGCAGACAATCTACGACCAACTTGGCAATACCAACGTGCCACAGTTGCAGAAGGATGTAGAAGGTATTCAGGATTTTAACCAAAAAGCCGATGAACGATTGACTAACGCTGAAACAGACCTGAAAACTGTAAAAGAAGATGACGAATCAACCAAGAAAACGCTGGATGAGTATAGGCAAACAATCGCAAACTTAGATGCAAGATTAAGAAGGTTGGAAGGAGCAAATGGATAATGACTGAAGTGTATAAAGACAATGTTGAGACGTCTAGCATACCGAATAATATTGCGGAAGTTGCTAAGAAAATTCGCACAACTAAATATGGCAAAGATATGCGCGAATCAATCGCACAAGGGTTCGAACTAATCGACGAACTTCTTAAAAGGGAAGATTTGATTAAATTCGAGACTCATTTCCCAGAAATCACAAACAAAGCCAATAAAGTATCAAGCGTAATCAACGCTAATTACGATACAGACATACCAGTGTTAGACACGCCAGTTTTTAACGCTGGATACTTTGATGTAGATTTTAGGCAACAATTAGTTGATGCCTACGGTAAGACGATAGACGGGGTATCGGCTTTAATCTCAGGCATGAAGAAAATGGGACTTGGGAAAACAATTTCAGACACTGAAATTAGTGTCCCGCAAAAAATCGAGTTTAACAGCCTAGAGATAACAGCCGTACGGCAATATATATCGCGACAAGAAGCCGAAATTAATAGGAGTTTAGAAGTCGTTAATAATATTATTGAGGAACAAGGATTGGAGGATTCTAATGAAAGTTAAAGCGGAAGAAAAGGGACGTTATGTTGTCATCAACACTTTGTTAAGTACCACAGACGTGACCGTAGTTGACCGGCTTAACGGTCGCTTAGGTGATAGTGGTAGAAAAGTTTTT